GACGACTGCCGCCCCAACTGTTTGGCTTACCCCAAAATGTAGCATCATAGTGATAGCCTTCTAATTTCTTCACGGCGCTTTCTACTTTACCTGCTTCGGGACTCCAGCCCTTAAATCTAAAGGCCCAACTATAGCCCTTATGCTTTAAGTTGTGTCTCCCATCTAACTTTATTACTTTCATACAAATCTTTCATTTTAGGCGAATTCCTTTCCGCCGATAAGTTTCCACATTTTACGCTTCTCGTAGTAGCGAGCAAGGCCTGGCCAGTCGCTAGCAAAGATACGGAAATCGTAGCAAGGACGTTGGCAGTAGGTATTGAACTCTTTGTTGAAGTGTCCGCCACCGCCACCGCCGGTACCAGTATGAGCACGTTGACGACCGCTACGGAATGAACCTTTAGAGAACAAGTCACTACCTAGGTAAACGTAGTCTAGCTCTTCGGGCCATTCGACTAGCCACTCAATATGTCCGGTCCAACCTGGATAACCTTGCGGTCGGCCATCTTTGGCTTCATGGCTGCTCCAACAAGTGACTCCATCATGCGGGCAACTGTGGCTATTACTAACTGAGTCGCTCCAACGCAGGCTGTGGGTAATTTTTAGGACTTTAGGCATTGGCATATTACCTGCGTTCTTGCCTCGCCCCATCTTCTTACCAACATTCTGCCAATCATACGGATCACCAAGAGCAGCTTCTGCCCAGAATAGATGTTGGTTATCGATAACCATTTGGAACCAGTCTTCTAGACTTTGCTCACGCTCGTAAAGCTCTGCCCAGGCAGCATCTTTTGCTGCTTCGCTAATTTGCAGTTTCTTCTGCTCAAGACGATGTCGAGCTAACTTACGAATGTGATTTTGATATTTCTTTTTATCTTCGAAGAGCTTGCCATCGGCATCGCACTTCCAAACTAGGACTTGACTCATCTAGTCCTCCTTTCTACTCAATAAATTTCTTTTACAATGTCAAACTCAACAGCAGGCCATTTGGCTTTGAACTCATCTGTTTTAATGTAGTCGTTATATGCCTTGGCATCAAAGAACACTTTATGGAACGCTGTCTTAAACGTGCCTTTTGGGTTAATTGTCAAATAAACCGATTTTGCTTTGCCTGCCATGATATGTCCTTTTCGCTGTATAAGTGTATATTATAGCATCAAAAGAAAGCCCTGTCAACTAAAATTAACAGGGCTTTTGGATTATCTTAAAAGGAAATTAATGAACGGATTCTTTTGCGTCTACAGTACACTCGACTACCCAATTGTCAAATTGAGTAAACTTGTTTACTTCTACGCCCAATCCAACTGCTTCATTTACAAAGTGCTTTAGAAGAGCATTGTAAAGTTCGTCCGGCATCGTGTCTTTATCAAATTGGATTTTCATTAGACTCGACGCTCTTTAAGAGTTTGACAATGGATGCAGGTTTTGCAGCCTGGAATAGCCTTTTGACGTGCTTCGGGAATTTCTTCGCCGCACTCGTCGCAATGACTGTAGCTAGGACCTTTAGGGATAGCTGCTCGGATCTTTGCTACTGCATCGGCACTCAAAGTCGTTGATAGCAGTTGTGCTTGATCCGCTTCTTCTAAGTTATCGCCTTGAATGCTTTCGTACTCTCTCATTTTATTTCCTTATTCAGTTGGTTTATATGTTCGCCAGTCGTCGATGTTAGGCTTCTCATTCTCATCGTAAGTCCAGCCCAACACTTTCATCATTTTATGCTTAACTAGCAAGTTAGGGCTTCGAAATCTTTCTGTATCGTCAAAGCCTAACATAACACCAATTTCACACACGGCACCTGAACGACAAATGCCTGCCATACAGTGTACTACAACATTCATACGATTGTCAAGAGCATGTTGTAGCAATCTTACCAATTTAGCAGCTTGCTCGTCCGAGATCTTCATAGCAGGATCAATGCAGTGGTCATCACGCTCAATGTCGAGGAATTCGAACTGATGAACTTCTTTGAACTCGTGCTTTGGAGTAGGCCACCATGATGTAGCTGTATCCATAATTTGAATAAGCATTGCGTTAGGGCCGCAGTCATGATGAAACCCAATCGGAATATCACTTGCGGCTACGTTTTCAATCCATGGCATATAATGCCTCCTTAAAAGTTTTTGTTCTTAATCAACCGGAACAGGCCAAACAATTGCTTGTCACCTTCTGGACATGATCTAGTAGTTAGTGTATCACTGATCCAGACCTTGTGGTTAGTCACAGTCTGTGGAGGTTTCTTTGAACCTTTCTTAGGAAAGATATCAATGTCCCAAACCCAAGCCGGTCCACGGCTATACCAACCATCACTGCCCTTGCCTTTTTTCTTAACACAGCTATACACAATGCCTTTGTCGGAAGTAATTCTCCAACCCTTGGGAATAGCTTCTACTTTATGAGTAGCAACTACGTCTGCAATTTCTTCTCGGTGTTCGCGTTCTGCATCTAGTGAACGCAGGCGGTTAGAGATCTTAACCATGTCAGCGGTCGTTAGACCCATAAGTTGGCACTGCACCAAAATACGTTCTTGCTTGTCAGTTAGTTTTGCTCTATCTCTTGCCATATCCTATACCTTCTTAATGTAGTCCATCATGCGCTGTGCTGTGATAACTTCGTGTACCTGTTTAACTTCTTTGACCTTGACTTCAAACTCTATAATTTCCCAGTCAGCAATTTTCTGACGTTGATGATCACTGTAGCTGTTAATGTGATTGGTGATCACAGCTCGCAGTTTTCCTAGCGTATCATAGACCTTGCCCGAAGCGTTCCACGTGCCGTCGCTCTTGCGAAACATTTCGGGATTCTTCTTGCTACGAATTTTGTAGTAGGTTAAAGACATTCTTCAACTCCGATAATTTTTAAATCGCAAAATAAATCTTGTACACCTTGTCCTGGATACCGACGCTGTAGTTCTCGGCTCTGAGCATGTTTACGCTCGTAGAGTTTGAGTGCTTGTTCAGCATCTTTCACCGTGACATAATGTCCAATAACATAAGGCTTCTTTGCTTTAGCATTACAGACAAGTGTGTAGGGCTTTTTCATTTGAAAATACCCGACTTGGCATCATGTAGTGAACCGTATCCGAATTCTAATTGAATCCAGGGACGGTCTACTTCATCACTCCAGTCTCTATCGCCGGTGTAATAAGCACGTTCTTTAACTTGATCCAATACTGATTCTACAATCAATTCAGCGAACACTTCCAAGTCCTCAGGAGTCACTTGCGCTTCGTACTGTTTCGAATCTGGATCCAGGTAAAACGTCACAGCCTGAGCCATTAGTTCTTTGATTCGTTCGTTCATGTTATTTGCCCGAATTCTTAATCAAATACATTGTGACTTCTGGACCGTCAATTTTAATCACGTCCGAACTATACTTGCGAGTTTCCCAACGATAGTTGCCAACACCTTTGACAGTGATCATCTTAGGTGTAAACTTAACAATGGTGCCGATGATCATACTATTACTACTAGGATAAACGACACAGTCGCCCATCTCTAGATTGCGTCCTAGTTTGTCAGGATGCTTGTGTACGATCTTTTCTTTAACTTTCACTTCTGTCATAGTACCGCCAAAACAAAAACAATTACAGCCAAAATAGGATGACCGCACAAAATCAAGAACAATGCAACTATCGTTCCAAAGAATCCACGATCACTCATATTATCTCCAAAGTAAATCAAAATTACCAGCTAGTACTTTCTTAACGCTACATCGTTTGCCACTTATGTGATCTTGTACTGTATCGTCTTGAAAGCGGTAAGTGCGAATTTTGTCTCCTCGCATCCCCGATCCAACTTGCTGCTTTCTATCGCTTGCTATGTTATTATTATACAGTCTTTTCGTTGAGTTGTCAACCGCAGTTTGGATAGCAGTCATTGCCTGTTCAAACGAACTTTGACGACTTCTCGTTTGGGCTGTGGCAACTACGCCACTAGGGAGATGTGTTATGCGACAACTGTTTTGGTGTTTGTTGCGATGTTGTCCACCAGCTCCAGTGCCGCTATACCATTCGACTTTTAAATCTCTTTCTGGTATAGCTACAGATCTGGTTTCTGTCATGCGGTCTATGACGGCAACGGTCACTGTGCTGGTATGAACACGACCTTTTCGCTCTGTTGGAGGAACACGTTGTATTCTATGTCCTCCGGGCTCGTTGTCTAAGCCTGATAAATCTACGCCCTCTACTTCTAAACTACACTCGCCAAGACGCACATCTATAAGGCGAGCTGTTCAGCCCTTGCTCTGTGCGAACTTGGTGTATGCAGTCGTGAGATCAGATACAAATAACTTACTGTCCTCTCCGCCTTCTGCGGCTCTAATTTCAATAACACGTTTCATTTAGTTTCTCCTTAAAGTCGTGTACGCTTAACTCGTCCAATTCTGGACGCCTTGTTCCAATCGTAGGCAACACCATCTGGGCATAGGCCGTCTTTAACAGCGTCAACTCCAAACTTACCTACAATTTCAAATTCTGGACCTTTTATGGTCACAAATTCATCCATTGACTTAGCAACATTCATTGCTTCAGCCAGTGTAAGAACTTTAAAGGTTTCTTCTTTACCTATTACTTTATACATTCAATTATTATACTTTCTTTCTATTTATTTGTCAATGGTGCCTTTGACTGGACTCGAACCAGCACACCTTTCGGCACAGCGACCTCAACGCTGCGTGTCTACCAATTCCACCACAAAGGCTCTGTTTGGTGCGAGCGGAGGGACTTGAACCCTCAATCAATTAAGCGGCAGATTTTAAGTCTGCTGTGTATACCATTCCACCACGCTCGCATATTTGGTGCTCTAACGTAGAATCGAACTACGAATCCTAACATACCAAGTTAGTGTTATACCATTTAACTATAAGAGCTTATTTGGTCCGGCTAGCAGGAATCGAACCCACATTCGCGAGGTAGAAGCTCGCTGTATTATCCATTATAC